AATCCGGTGCGGACGGTCACCCCCAAGAAGTTCCCGGTGATCCCGCCCACGGCTCTGGGCATCGACCCCAGCCAGCCGCCGCAGATGGACCCGATGACGGGGCAGCCGATGCCTGACCCCCGGATCGAGCAGTTCATCCAGATGAGCCAACAGGTTGGCATGGTCGAGGAGATTCGCCGCACGGTCAGCGGGCTGTTGGAAGCCTACCTCAACTACACCCCGGTCGAGTGCAATCTACGCGAGCATTCTCGCAAGGTTGTGGACGAGGGCATTCTGAAGGGGATGGGGACTTGGTGGACCGAACTGGTCGAGATGGGCGGCGAGTCCGAGGCCCCGGTGGGGATGATCGGGAGTTTCTTTGACTCCGTAGACAACCTCTTGATGGACCCGGATGCCGACGAGCAGGAGGACATCCTGTGGTGCGCCAGACGCTGCGTTCATCCCATCGGGGAAGTGGCGGCCAAGTACGGCTTGTCCAAGGACGAACTGAAGGGGCATCTGGAAAGTTATGTGTCCCGGTCGAAGGAGGATGACCGCGACTACAAGACGAAAAAGAAGAACGGCCAGACCAACGACCTCATCGTCTACTGGAAGATTTATTCCAAGACGGGATTCGGCCACTCGCTCAAGGACAGCCCCAAAGAGTTTGCGGAGATGTTCGACGGGCTGGGCCAGAACTGCTATCTGGTCATTGCCGAGGGGGTCGAGTACCCGTTGAACGTCCCGAAGGCGGTGGCCCTGGAGGAGCCGGATGAAACCGGGCTTCCCAACAGCCTGTTCACCCGAACCCGGTGGCCGATCCCCTTCTATGCCGACCTGAACGGCTGGCCCTTCACGCCGCTCCAGTTCCACCGCAAGCCTGGGTATTCGTGGCCGATCAGCCACCTGAAGCCGGGCCTGCCGGAACTCAAATTCTTGAATTGGGCCCTATCGTTCCTCGCCACCCGGATTATGACCAGTTGCAAGACGCTGGTTGGCGTTTCCAAGGCGGCTGGCGACGACATCAAGGATCAAGTCCTCAAGCATGAGGAGTCCGGGTTCTCCCTACTGGAGTTGTCCGAGACGCTTGGCAAGACCGTGGACGATGTGGTGAGCGTTTTCCAGTTGCCACAGGTAACGCCGGAATTGTTCACTATTATCCAGGCTGTCTCCGAGATGTTCGACAAGCGAGTCGGACTGACAGAACTCACCTACGGGCTCACCAGAAACCAGTTTAGGAGTGCCGCAGAGGCACAGGTCAAGTCCGAGCAGATTTCCGTGCGACCGGATGACATGGCCGATGCACTGGAATCAGCCATGTCCGTATTGGCTAGGCGTGAAGCACTGGCCGCTCGCTGGCTTCTCCAGCCGCAGGACGTTGCTCCGATCCTGGGTCCGCTGGGCTCAGTGGTCTGGGGCCAGATGCTGGAGCAGACCACCCTGGATCAACTGGCCCGCGAGTACGACTACCGCATCGAAGCCGGCAGTGCCCGGAAGCCAAACAAGGCTGGCCAAGTGGAAAAAATGCAGATGGCCCTCCAGACGCTGGGCCCCATCCTCCAGCCGCTGGCCATGCAGGGACAGGTGGGCCCGATGAATGCCCTGTTGTCCGCGTGGGCCGAAAGTCTCGACATCGAGGTCAGTCCCTTCCTTCTCCCCGAGCCGCCGCCCCCGCCCCCCGTTGCGCCTGATCCGCAACAGCCTCCCAGCGGTGATGGGCCGCAAGCCTCTCCGGGCGAGGCGGGGGCGGTGCCGGCTCAAGTGCCACCGGAGATGCAGCCCGCATGAAGACGTATCTGCCGCCAGACATTGCCACTGCCCCCAAGGATGTGCAGCAGCACTACCTGAAGGTGCTGGCCCTTGGGCACGGCGAGCGGTGGGCTCTCCTTTGCGCCCTCCAACAGCCGCCCGGCACCAAGGGCACCGACCGGGCCTTTCAGGAAGGCCGGCTGGATGGGAACTGGCTCGATGACCTCCCGCCCCGGCAGGCCAAGCGAATCGTCCGCGAGGCCAAGGCGGCTGGGATCAACATTTCCGGCAAGCAGTACATGAGCGGGCTGGCCAACAAACTGGGCCACTGCGATCCGGCCGCATGGGTTGGGGACGTTGGCGACCTGAAGCGGGTGGCCAAGGAGCGGAACCTGACCGTCCGGGGGATCGTGGACATCGACGGCCACGAAGAGGCTCCTGTCAGGCGGGACATCAATCCCCGGCTCGCCAAGGAACTGGCCAAGCAGGAGATGGCCAAGTCCCCTGGCCTTTCGATGCGGGACGCCATTGCCAAGGTGAAGGCAAAACACACCCCGAGGTGGAAGAAGAAAGTGTAGCGTCCCATTCAAGGCGGGCCGGGACATAAATACGGCAGAGGTGACCCGCTATGGACCCCTACCGCATCCCGGTCATTGCCGTCGAAGACCCGCTTCTGCCCAGCACTTTTCGGGGAACTTCCTCCGATGAGCGTGGCTACCAGCGGATTAGGGTTCGGCAGGACACCCGAGACAACTGGCTGAAGAATGATCCTATTCTTGCTTCTGGCGAGTTTGCTTTTGTTATTGGGTCCACGAACCTCGGCGAAACGCTAAAGATCGGGGACGGCACTCTCCGCTGGTCGCAACTCCCCTGGCTCATGGCGACCGGGAATTCCGGTCCTCCCGGCCCGTCTGGCCCTGCCGGCCCCGGCCCCACGGTCTACGAGCAGGACACCGCCCCGCTGGGTGCCAGCCTCAAGGACGGGGACATCTGGCTCCAGCCTTTTGCGACCCGAGATGCCTCGGAGCCCGCCACGCTGGAGGACGTTCACCGCGAGATGGCGAACATCATTGAGCAACTGAAGGCTGGCATGGTGATCGAGGCCGGCGGCGTAACGATGGTCGATGTAGAGGCCACCGTCGCCCGCTCTCTGTCTGAAGGCGAGTTCGTCTCTGTGCCTTGGGTGGAAAGCCGCGAGTTTGCCACGGTCCCGTATGTCGAGGATCGCGTGGCTCACTTGGCCCGCCCTGCCCCGACCGAGACTGCCGGCGGCGTCGAGGACAGTTCCCCGCCGACCGACGCTGAAGTTGTCTCTCGCTTGACGGCCCTGGAGAACGTCTTCAACCCGGCCACCCCAGCCGGTGCGGCCTACGAGCGGCACCTCAAGACGATCATGCAGTCGGTGCTGGTTGGCGGCGGAAAGACCCCGCCGCCCGACATTCCGTGGACCCCCTGCACTCTCATTGGTGGCGGTGCCGTGCGGGCCCGCATGGTGAACGGCTTCGTCCAACTGGAGGGCGTCAGCACCTTCTCGACTGCCAATACTGGCGTCAATTTCCTGACGCTGCCGGCCGGTTTTCCGCCGCCCGAATTGGAAGCGTGTTATGCGGCAGCCATGCGAGAGGTGGGCGTGGTGGTGCGGGCAGGCTACGTCTGCATTCAGACCAACAACAAACTTTCAGTCTCGCCCAACGGCAAGGTCAATGAAATCACGCTGACCGGGATTCAGTGGAAGGCGAAATACTGATGCCTGCACAAAACAAGGCTTACGTTTATCGGGGCGGCCAGTGGGTTCTGATTGGGGCCACCGGCAACGGGGCTGCCATTGTCTCGATCCCCACCCCGCTGCCGCCCGACTTCACGGGTGCCTTCTGGATTCACCCGACCGAAATCGCTGGCGGCTATCCGGTCACCGACGTTCTGGCTGCGATCAAGGGGCAGACCATTGCTCCCAAGGCCATCGACATCGACGGTCCCAACACGATCTTTTTCGGCACCAACGCTGACGGCACTCCGAAACTGTTCTTCAAGGTTGACTCCCCGTCAGAGAATCGAGCCACCACCGAGGAAGTCTTTGCTACCGAGGAGTGGGTACTGGGTGTTCTTGGGAACCGGCCTCCGGTCACCGGGGACTTCAGCAACGCTCGCCCGCCGGTCTATCTCGATGCTCCCGTAACCGAGCAACCCAATGGACTCCCCATCGGCCTGACGGCAGACGGCATGGAGATTCACCAGCCCTACATGATCGGCGGGGTGCCGGTGATGGTGGGCGGCAAGCGGTATTTGATGCCGCTCCTTGAAGCCCCGGCCACTGCCTCCGGTGCCGATCCCACCCCGCTGTTCACCTACTCAGACCCACCCGTCACTCAGCAACTCGACGGCACGATCATCGGCCTCAACGCTGCCGGTACGGAACTCACCCAGCCCTACATGGTCGGCGGGATTTATGTGATGGTCGGTGGAAAACGATTCCTGCTTCCGCTCATCGAGGAGTGATTCATGCCCGCCCCGGCCCG